TCTTTAGTTTCTTTTCATCAAACATATAGACGGATAAATGACCGGCGCTTGCGCCACAAAGAGGACAATGCAAGTTGTCTTCTGCCGTTAAAACATCGTAAGTGTCTATCGATATATTTACTCCGCAACTATCACAATGGAACATCATTTCATCTTGTCCATGTCCGGTTAATCTTTTACAGTTCATAAATCTTCACCTTCATCTCTGTCAGCAAATCAAACAATTCTTGTCGATTTGTGAAATTAATACCCGGGGGCATCAAGCCGATAACCTTAGCATACGGCACATAGCTAGTAAGTCATTCATCGTTATTCTCCCTTAACGACCTTTTTTAAATCTTCAATGTTTTTGGCTCTGGCTTCGTTAAATTTACTCATTTTGTCTATCCTCTCAATTACTTATCTTTATCTTGTGTAGCGTCTTTCCTTAAATCTCTACCGCAATTCGGGCAAAAATTCGGTTTCTTTTCTGTCTTATACATCCCTCGATTGATGTCAAAGGATCCATCATTATTTAGCGACAAGAAGCCACCAA